CTAACATCTCCACCTTTTTCGTGCTTGTCTTAATCTTGAGTTAGGATCTTTTGCGGCTTTTGGAAATTTTTTCATTTGTCCTGCACTTCTAGCACAAAACGACTTTCTTCTTTTCGCTGCTTTACTTCCAGGTTTTACTTTACCTGTCACAGCAGTTTTTAATTTAGAGCCAGGGTTGTCACGTCTATATTTAGCAACACCTGCCTTAGTCATTCCCGCCCCTTTTTTAGTGGGGCGGAAATATTTTTTAGTTCTTGGTGGCTGTTTGTCTGCCATTATGCAAATACACAGGTTAATGAAGTTACATTGGTTAATGTAGCGTGAATGACATTTTCAAATCTCATACCGTCATCTCCAATATAAAGATTAACTTGTTCTGTGGCTGATGCAGGAGTATCTAAATCTAATCTAGTATCTCCTGTGCTTCCGTCTTTTAGAAGGATTCTACCAGCACTCCCAGAGCAGACTGCATTAATTGCAATCAGTCTTGCAGGCCCTGCGCCCACATTCCCTGTAGCAGTTACTTTAGCCGAGCGATAGTTAATCATAATCTACTCCTTATGTTGGTTGACCTGGATATGATACGCCTCTATCTTTTGCAGCCATTATGTAATCGATTTTTGTATTCATAGCTTCTCCACCAAGAGTACCTGAAATACTACAAGCTTGAAGTTTCATATTTGCAGTTGGAATGTTTGATATAGAAGTTCCAACTTTTTTTCTGTTAACAAAAAACTCTACTTTGTCAGTAGTTGTGCCTTTTGTTGCTACAAAACCTAAAGTGATAAAAGTATCATCTGCTAGAGTGACATCTGCCGTAGGTGATAAAGTAACAGTAGTTGTGGTTCCACCACTTTTTGTTCTACCAGTAATTACACCACTTGTGCCCTCTGTTAAGACGAACGCTATTTGATTGTCAGTATTAAAGATATTCTCAGGGTTTGTGGTGAATACTTCACCTAATCCAACAAAGATATCAGTTGAACCTGCTCCAACAGTTTGAAGTCTAGTTTCAAAATATAATTTTTCACCTGCTGTTGTAGGCACGGCTAAAAATTCATGCTTACCTTGTATGGATGCGCCATCGTTGTCAACACCAGCAGCAGATTTTAATTCTATCTCACCGTTTAGTGTATCAGCCACTATCGCGGCTGTTGCTCCTGAGTCTTTAACAATTGTCCATCTAAGAGTTTCATCAAGTGCGCCTGCATAGAAATCATCCATGTAGTATACTTGATCGGGCCACATTCCTGTATTTAAATTCTCTAAAGCAGGACGTTGCGCAGAGAATAAAATTGGCCCTTTAAAGTGTGTTCCAGCCATAATAAACCTCCTTGGTTGTATAGACCATAACCATGCAGTCTCTATACCGTCTGCTAGCTCAGTGGTGCATGGTCGTTTTTGCTAGACCTTCAATATTGCATAAAAAAAGGGCGGAGTCAAAGACAACCGCCCTTAGGATTATTATGAAAAAATCTTATTATGCACCAGATGTACCAAATACGCAACGTGGATCTGAGAAACCGAATGAGTATCTCTCTCTTGCTTTGTATCTGATATTACCTGTATCAAAATCACCTTCCATAACTGTCTTTAATGGTGTTCTTGTAAAGTGTTTGAATCCATTAGGAGCATCAGTCTTGATATAGAAAGCATCTGCATCAGTTAAGTAATGGTTCACAGTATAACCCTGTGGAATCACTCCCATGTTTCTGATTGCGTTGATGTCGTTATCAGCTGTTGATGTTCTCAATGTTGACTCAAGTAATCTGTTGGCTGTGAACTGAAGCTGTCTTGGTACAATAAGTTTCATACCTTGAATAGCTGTTCTTAAGCCTCTCTCATCTCTGAAATCAGCGATGTCGATTAAAGATTGCTCGAGTGAAGTTTCATTCAAGTCAGCATCTGTTGCAAGTCTGTTCACTAAGAAACCACCTGTTTGAAGTGGGTGTTGTGTATTAATAAGTGATACACCGTCACCACCAGGATTTGTTCCTGCGGCACCTGCGGCAGCGAAAGCCTCATTAAGAATTGCTGCAGCTTTTACTTGCTTTGTGTTTGCCATTGAACGAGCTAGTGCTCTTGTATATCTCGCAGCGAGTCTGTCGTAAAGGTTGTCCTCTACAGCTTCCTCTGTGATTGAGAATGCAAGTGCTACTGTTTCGTGTGTATAGCGTGCTGTGAATGTTTCGTTAGCTGTATCGAAAGATACGCCTTCACCTTCTTGTTTGGTTGGGGCGGTTGCGAAACCTGCTAACATTACTTCTTCTTCAAATGCTCTGTCAGATGACTCAGCATCAAAGATCTCAGCGTGTTCATTGTCGTAACGTGAATATTCCAAGCCGAACAGAGCGTTCAAACCTGGCTCTAACTCTTTAACGAGTTGACTTCTAGATATAGCCATAGTTTAACCTCCTATATTCCTGCTGTGTTTGCACTGTATAAGTGCTTGTTTATTTTCACGATAATATTTGCGTTGTTTGCAGATGTATCTTGATTTTCAGGATCTCCTGATAAACCGATAATCTTCACAGCTGTGTTCGCACCTGTACCAATAGTTCCTGAGTCAACCTCAACTTTTGATGTTCCACTATGTGAGGAACCTGCGGTGTAAACTAAGTTTGCTGTTGCGCCTATATCAGCGTTAGTAAATGCACCAGATACTTGAATTTCAAATAACTGATTAGGATCATCAATCACGAAAGCCTTGATAATTCCGTCGTCTGCTGTTGTGCCTGCTGTGTGAAAGTTTGCGAAAACGGGTTTCTTTGTTGTTGAATCTACATATTCGACTCCATTGAAAACACCTACCATTACATCAGCAACACCATTTGCAACTTCGAGAGAACCACCAGCAACCATCTCGACTGGATCACCCTGAAATATAGCGGTGTTATAGCCGTTAGCGATGAGGTACTGAGTTTGACCATTTGAAGATGGTGCTGAACCTGACATCCTTACAGCTCTAAAACCAAAAGGGGCATCTTGATTTGCCATTGTTATACTCCTTAGTATTAGTGTTATTAGTAAGTGTTACGTCTAGGTCAATTAAAAATTATTCATTTTTTTTCGAACCACCGAACGTAACTCTAGTTTGTCGCTCAGGTTTGCTAATTGGCATTGAAGGATGTTGTTCCTTTAGAAGATCGTTGTCAACTGCTTCTTGTTGACGTTGAGTTTGATCAGAGTAGTATTCATCTCTCTGTCTTGCAATCTCTAATGGCACCTTTGCCAGTAACAATCCACCCACCGAAACTATACCTTTGTGTTTTCCTTCTGACTCACTAGGAAAATCAAAGTCTGGATATTCGTCTGCTCGGACAAGTTCGTAACCTTGTCTAATTCGACTGATAACATTTTTGTTATCTTCATACCCTCTGACTGTTTCCCTAATCCATCTGAATTTATAACCCTCAGGTGGTTCTGGTGTATCAAGCGAGCTTGGTAGTTGCCAATTTTTTTTGCGTGCTTCTTTATCCCTTGTGGATGCAGATCTCGGTGTCTTATCTATCATAATGTTACCTCCTCTGTAACTTTAGTTTTTCCGACGCATATTGCTCGTTGGAAAGACCAAGTCGTTTAGCGATAGCCGCTTCTGAACTTGACAACTTAACTACGTTGCGTCCTGTGCCTCTGTTTCGATGTGCGCTTGCAACAGTCTGGACGGGCTGTTGCGCTGCGGGTTCTTCGGGTGAAGAATCTTGTTGAAACTTATGCGGGAGATTTTCACGCATACGTTTATCAATCTCAGTATAGTAGTAATCTGTTCTAGGATCAACACCTTGATTGACTAAATCTTCATGTATCGCATATGCCACATTGGTCATGACTTTGTCCCTGCCAAACCAATCATTATCAACGGCCCATGCTTCTGCTTTTGGATCTTTTACCGGGGCTTGTTCCTGCGCTTTTGGTATCTCTACCTCTTTTTCTTGCTTAGGAGCTTTTGCCAAAGCCTCTTGTTGTGCTTTTAATTGTTCGTATCTGGCTTGATCTGCACCTAGTTTACCCAGTTCAAGGTTAGCAGCAGCCATAGCTTCGGAGTCTTGATCGTCCATGGCTTTTTTTAATTTAGCTTTGGCAGCCTCCATGGAACTTTCAATACGTCCACCCTCGGCACCGACATATCCAGTATTTAATTTAGATAGTTCTTGTTGAACTTTATCTCTTTCAGATTTTAAAACTTGAGCAATTTTTATTGCCTCTTCTTCTCGCCTTCTAGACTCGCCAAGTTGATAAGCATATTCATCAAATCTCTTTTGAACATTCTTGCTATATTTTTCTTTTGAATCTTTTTTAGGCTCTTCTTCCGTTTTAACTTCTTCTTGTTTTGATTTATCTTCTACCACGGGGGCATCTTCAGTAACCTCCGCTTCGAAAGTGTTTTCTTTTTGAGGAAGTTCTATTTCTTTTTCTTCCGTTGCCTCCGCCACATCTTCACTTTCAACCTCAACAGAATATTGTTCTTTTTTATTTTCTTTGTTGGCTTGTAATTCTGCCACTTGTCTATCTACTTCATTCATGCGTATACTCCTAAGATATCTTCAGGACTATCTACAGTCCCTAAAATTTCATCATCATTTAAAATTCTAAGTTCTCCTCCTTCGATCTTAATTCTAGATCCAGCATACCTTGCTATGATCACCCAATCATTTTCTTTACACCAAGGGCCGTTAGGAAATTTTTCTTTGTCTTGGTAAGCATCAGGACCTACCTTTAAAACCAATGCGCAAACAGAAGCTATTTGTTGTTCCTCTACTGCTTTATCTGTAAGAAGAACTCCACCTTTTGTTTTTGCTACGCCTCTATATGGAAGAACTACAAGTCTCCAACCTGTTGGTTGAGGAACTTTGCTTAAATCAGATTCTCCTCCATTAGCTTTCTTAGCGGGATTTATTCCCACTATTTTCTTTTCTGGCATCACCAGACCTGTCGTCGACTTCATCGTCTACCTCCCATTTGCGGTACAGATCCCTAACATCTGCATCGAGTTTGCGAAGAGAAGTGAGCTGACCAACTAGGAATTGATAATTCGCCCAGTCCTCTACGTTTCCGTCTAGAATTACAGACTTTACATCGTGTTGTCTAGTATTTATTAGACGCAAAATTGCTGAATATATATTTGTTTCCAATTATCTTTTTTTGATAACTTTCTTTAATGTCTTAGCTTGTTTAGCATGTAACTTAGATGCTTTCTTTAAACCTTTAATTACACCTTTTATTGCTTTTACTTTTTTCATTTTTTTGCCTTTGAGATCATATTTTTAATACCGGGTGCCGCCCTAACCCCCAGACTGACGGAGCAGGCAAGATATAATAAATGGGTGTAATACTCAGGAAGAGTTTCTAAAATCTCAAACCCACGAGCTATGTGTGGTTGCATGAAGGGTAAGAAGCTGCAAATCGCTGGAACCATCAGGGCTAGAAGAACAAATTCGTCTTTCCAGCTGCCTTTCATCTGGTCAACTGCTGAGGCCTCCCATGCAACTTTGCCTGCTATTTGTTGTTCCTTGAGCGACTTCTGTGCTTTTATCTCAGTAAGTTTCAGGTCTGCTTTTGCTTTCTTCGTCTCTACGAAGCCTTTGATTGCGTCCCCGACCATGTTGCCTATTGGGCCGACTAAAAAGTTAAGCATATTTTCCTACGATTACCAATACTACGACGACTGCAACAATGACAATTAGTTTGCCTTTTTTGTTTAGTCTGCCCCACCAATGGTTTAGTTGGTTCCATTTTTGTTTGATCATATCCATCAGAATACTCCTTTGAATGATGTGCCACGGATAGCAGCACCTGTGCCTCTCATACCTTGAGAGTTAGGTCCCTTTTTAGGGGGAACTGTTTTTGTGAGCCTTTTACCTTCAACTGACCCACCATCTTTAGCTTCTAAAATTGGACCACCAGGGTTTCGTATTTTTGGAGGTTTTTCTCGTGTAGGTTCTGTAACTTTTTCATCTTTGTAAATTTTCTCCATTAAGTCTAGCATTCGTTGAGTATCCTCTAGAGCTTTCTCCTCATCTCTTTCAAACTCATCGTCTAAGGCTTTTTGATTTTTCTTTTCTTTTTTAGCCTGCTTTTTACCTAATTGTTGGACAGCCATTTAGAATACTCCTTTAAATTTTGTTTCACGAATTGCAGCGCCTTGGCCACGGACTTTTGTTCCCTTATTAGCCATGCCACCGTTAGACATTCTTCTTGGCTTGTTCATCATACCACCTTTAGCTTTGTTCTTAGCTTTTTCCTTAGCTTTTTCTTTTTTATAATCTTTTTTAAACTCTTCAATGTCCTCTTCTGAGTATCCTTTTTTTTTAAGATCTTTAACTATATCTTCTAAATCGTCATCAAGTAGAGGAGCGAATGTAGGAAAAATTTCTTTGAGTTTATCTTTTATTAAACCCATTTAAAATACCCCTTTAAAACCTTTTCCTCTAATAGCTGCTCTTGCGCCACGAACCATGCCTCCACCTGCTTTCTTCACAGGTTTCTTACTCATCATTTCTTTTGCCATCTTGTTTTCTTTTTTATAATCTTTTTTAAATTCCTCAATGTCCTCTTCTGAATATCCTTTTTTTTTAAGATCTTTAATTATATCCTCTAAATCGTCCTCAAATAAAGGACCAAATGTAGGAAAAATTTCTTTAAGTTTATCTTTTATTAAACCCATTTAAAATACTCCTTTAAAACCTTTTCCTGTGACTGCTGCTCCTGCTCCACGAACCATGCCTCCACCTGCTTTCTTCACAGGCTTCTTCATCTTCTTTGCCATCTTCATTTCTTTTTCAGTAG